CGCGTAGTCATGGGGCTAACCGAGTGGAAAGAGAAGCTGCAAATCCTCAGCGCTCATAAACTGGCTATTTCGCTGGAACATTTTAACCAAGTGGTCGAATTATTCGAAAATCATGACTGGCTTTCGTCGCAGGTGAAGAATATCCGCCGAGTAAATGGCCAGGAAGAAATTACCATGCTCAATGGATCTCGATTTAAGGTAGTCGCCAATAACGCAGCCGGTCGAGGCTATGCCGGAGCCGAATCTATCTACCTGGACGAGTTGCGCGAGCATAAAGACTATGGCGCATGGTCAGCGATTAGCCGGACACAATTAGCGGCCAAGAATCCTCAACTCTGGGCGTTCTCCAATGCTGGCGACGCGACTTCCGTCGTCCTAAACGAATTACGCACTCGCGGACATAACACAGTCGAAGGCGTAAAGGATTCTTTACTGTGGATGGAATGGAGCGCGAAGCCTGGGTCAAGTCTTGACGACTTGGACGCATGGAAGGCAGCGAATCCGGCGATGGGTCGCTCGGTTCATTACGAGAATCTCATGGCCGTTAAGAATGAACCTGAAGCTGTCGTACTAACTGAGAATCTTGGCATTTGGGTAGACACGATGGTCTCGCCCTGGTCTCCTGGCGCTTGGGCTAATTGTGTGGATCTAGATTTAGAACTAACCAACGACAGACCGACATTCTTAGCCTACGACTTAACACCTCGACGCGACCGCTGCGCTCTCGTTGCTGCGCAAGTGGTAGATGGGAAAATAGCCGTCGGTTTATTACACGAATTCGACAGCCAGACCGCGCTTGATGATTTACAAATAGCCAATGCGATAGCGCCCTGGGTGCGAAAGTACGATGTAAGCCATGTGAGCTTTAGCAAGAACACAGGAGCCAGCGTCGCAGCCAGATTACAGGCAGCCGGTATTCAATGTAAGGCAGTAGACGGCCGAGAATTTGCCCAGGCCTGTGACGAGATGTTATCGGCGATGGAAAATAGCAGACTTTCCCACGCAGACCAGAATTCGCTCAATAAGGCAATCGCTTCCTGCGCTCGGATTAACTTCAGCGACGGGGGATGGATTATTGGCCGTCGAGCGAGTAACGATAATGCGACCGCAGCTGTAGCGACCGCGATGGCAATTCACGATGCGTCAAAACCGATAGCCGATGTTGATATTCTCGTCGGCTAAAAATTGACTATGATACAATTTTAGGCTATATGGCTATCTTAGACTTTTTTCGCGTAACCGAAAATCAAAATCGGATTTCCGCAGCGCTGACCGAGCGCTCTCATGTTGACGTTGAGGCTGGACTAGCTCCTCTCAACATTGTAACCCCGATGGGATGGGGTGCGTTCGCGCTAACGTGTTCACGCGAACAAGCGCTACAGGTTCCGGCTGTGGCGCGCGGACTTGGCATCATCGCTGGCACTATCGCAAGCATTCCGCTGGAAACTCGCTTAAAAGCGGATTCAACTTTAATCGAGAGCCCTCGAGTTATTCATCAGCCAGACCCACGCGTACCTGGATCTACTGTTTATTACTATCTCGTACAAGATATGAAATTATTTGGGGTAGGTTATGGCCAAGTATTAGAAGTGTACGCAGAATTTCCCAATCGAATTAAATCCTGGACGCGTGTAGCACCAGAACGAGTAACCCCACAATATAACGCGCTAGGAACCGAAGTTATTGGATACCAACTCGACGGAAAAAACGTTCCGCTTACTGGCGTTAATTCCATCATCGCTTTCCCTGCTGGGGATGGTATTTTATCCATCGGTGGCCGTACGATTCGCACAGCGCTAGAACTAGAAAAAACCGCGTATAACTTCGCTAACGAACCAACGCCTTCAATGGTTCTTAAATCAACTGGCACAAACCTTCCGGCAGATCGTATCCGTCAATTACTCGACGCATGGAAGATTTCGCGCCAATCTCGCGCAACCGCCTTCCTTAATGCTGACGTAGAAATGACAGCCGTAGGATTTGACCCAGAAAAACTTCAACTCAATCAGGCTCGCCAATACCTTGCGACTGAAGTGGCACGTCTCGTAGGAATCCCAGCGTGGTATTTATCCGCTGACGTCAATTCTATGACTTACGCGAACGTAGTATCGGAAAGACGTTCACTTGTTGATTTTTCACTTCGCCCACTACTCAAAGCAATTGAGCAAAGACTTTCCATGCCTGATTTCACGCCTAATACGCAAGAAGTCGAATTCGACATGGACGACTTCCTTCGTGGTAAGCCCTTAGAGCGCGCACAGACTTTAGAAATCCTAGTGCGTTCTGGAATTATGACGATTGACGAAGCAAGAATGGAAGAGGATCTAATCCGATGAAAATAAACATGCCGATGAACATACTCGCAGCCGATAGCGACGCTCGTACCATTACTGGTCGAATCGTTACCTGGAATGAGGCTGGCTATACCAATGCTGGCAAAACTATTTTCGCCCAGGATTCAATCGCTCTCAAACCTATTAAATTATTACTAGAGCATCAAAACACTCAGCCTATTGGTCGCGTTCTCGAGTTTAATCATGTAAACGACGAAAACGGAGCGCCAATAGGAATTGACGCAAGTTTTAAGATTGCTAAAACGTATCTCGGAGATGCCGCTTTGGAAGAAGCTGCCATGGGATTACGCGACGGATTTTCGGTGGGCATCAAGCTCAACGAATGGAAAGAAGAAGATGGCGCATTTCGCGTCCTCTCATCCAATCTCGTAGAAGTTAGCCTAGTGGAATCACCGGCTATCGACTCTGCGCGAGTTTCCGAGGTAGCTGCTTCGGAAGAACCACAAAAGGAAGAAGAAGAAATGACCGACACCCCAAAGATGACCGAGCCTGAGGTTTCGGTCGAATCATCCAAGGTTGAGGCTTCTGCTCCTGTCGTTAGCGCTCCTGTTTACACCGCTCCGCGCGTAAACATGAACATTTCCGCAGGACAGTACGCACTCGCACAAATCCAGGCGCAACGTGGCGACAGCAACGCGCGCGACATCGTCGCAGCTCTTGATGCTGCTACTACTTCCGAGAATATCGGCGTAGTACCTCCGACATACCTTCGCGACATCATTGGAATCATTGACGATTCCATGCCTTTCGCTATGTCTTTAGAGCAAGGCGTATTGCCAGCAACAGGGATGAAATTCTATCGTCCGCTTCTTGGCGTACAGGCCACAGCCGCACAAACGGCTGAAGCAGTTGAGTTTGATTCAACCGATACCACAATCACCAGCAAAGAAGTTGATGTAATCAAGATTGCTGGCGCAAACAAAGTATCCGTCGAACTTTTAGAGCGTTCAGACCCAGCGTATCTCGATGTATTGCTTCGTGAACTTGCTGCTTCATGGGCACAAAAGGCAGATGCTTATGCGTTTAGCATCGCAGTAGGCGCACCAGGAACTTCAACTGGCGCAACTCTCTATGCTTCTATCGCAGATGGCATTGCTGATTCTTTCGGTGTTCTCCGTCGTACACCAAACCGTTTCCTTGCTGATACTGGCAACTTCGCAGAGCTTCTTGCTGCTGTTGATGATAACAAGCGACCACTATTCGCTGCTGCTGCTCCGCAGAACGCTGCTGGTCTCATGACCCAGGGTTCAACCGCTGGAACTATCGCAGGTCTTGGACTTGTTGTAGATCCAAACATTGACACAGGCACAGGCGTTAAGGGCGTAGTTTACGCAAGCGACGCAGCAACCTTCTACCGCGGACCAGCACAACAAATCCGCGCAAACGTCGTCTCAACTGGCGAAATCGAAATCGGCGTGTACGGATACGTAGCAACTTGCTCCAAGTATCCAACCGCGTTCCGTAACCTCACAGTAGCCTAGTCAAACTAATCTGAGAGGGAGGCGTGTTGCCCCGAGCGCCTCTCTCTCGCTCGTAAGGAGATCTAATGCCTAGCATCGTAACCGCGTCGCAACTACGCTCTGTGCTAGGCGTTAGCTCTTCGCTTTATAATGACGCATATCTTGATGGAATTATCGACACCGCTGAAGGCGTAATCCTGCCGTTATTGACTGAGCATGAGGCAGCAATTCAAGGCGTGGAATTAGTCGATAACATCGCTTATTTCTACACAGTACGCCCTCACGGATTCGTAGAAGGCCAGACTGTAGTCATTAACAACGTTGGAGCGCCTTTCGATGGCTCTCGCGCTGTAACCGACGACATCGCAACGTTCTACACAGTAAATCGCATGGGCTTTAATATTATTTATTCGCAGGTATTTACTCAAAGCATTACCAACGCAGACATCGAGCGCAGACCAATAATCCCAACAGGTCGCGCCACACTTTCCGGCAAAGATGCCGCCACCATTTACGCAAATAATCAGAACGTAGAATCTGCCGTCCTAGTCGTAGCAGTCGAAGTATTTCAATCTCGCACAGCTCCAGGCGGACAAATTGAAGGCGTAGATTTCACCGCAACGCCATACAGAATGGGCCGAAGTCTTTTCAATCGTGTGTCCGGGTTACTCGGAAATACCGTTGACGTAGAAACCCTCGCGCAATAATGCCTCCATCCTCAATATCTGCCGACGTACGAGGCACACTCGCCACAGCTCTCAGCTCTGTCGCTGGATCTGTTTATTCTTATGTACCCGAGGCAATCATTCCGCCGGCTGTAGTTATCGTTCCTGGCTCTCCATACATGGAGCCGAATCTTATTAACAAAGCGACGACAAAAGTAATGCTCAATTACAAAATTACCGCAGCCGTCGCGTATAATTCCAACCCAGCATCCCTAGACAACCTAGAGAAGCTCATTATCAGCATTCTGGCAGTTATTCCTGCCGGATATGTAGTAGGACAAATTGAAACGCCACAAATCGTCCAGGTAGGCGCGTCTAACGTGTTATCTGCCGATATTAACGTCTCAACCTATTACACGCAGACAAACTAAGGAGAAACCGAAATGCCTACCACCGTAATTACGGGCAGAGATGTTACCTTCACTATTGGTGGTAACAATTTCGACGCTCAGACAACAAGCGCAATCCTCAGCGATACACGCAC